GTGACTTTTCAACATCCGGTGACATTGTGTTTTATCCTGAGTATATTGAATATTATGAAAAAACTTATTTAAAAGATCCATTGGAAAGAAGAGGAACAGATCAAAATTTATGGGTTTGGGAATCACCAGACTATACTAGAGACTATATGGTTGTAGCTGATGTAGCTAGAGGTGATGGTAAAGATTATTCTGCATGTCATGTTATTGATATAGAAAATAATGTACAAGTTGCCGAATATAAAGGACAAATTGGAACAAAAGAATATGGGCATTTGTTAGTTGGTCTAGCAACTGAATATAATGAAGCTTTACTGGTGGTTGAAAATGCAAATATAGGTTGGGCTACTATTCAAGTTTGTATTGATAGAGCTTATCCTAATTTATATTATTCTCATAAAACGGAAAGCCCTAATGCTAATTCATATTTTGAAAAATATATGGATACAAGTAAAATGGTACCTGGATTTACTATGTCGTCCAGAACCAGACCAATGATAATTGGTAAATTTCAAGAATATTTAAGTGATAAAGGAGTTACATTTCAATCTAAAAGATTATTAGAAGAAATGAGAACTTTTATTTGGAAAAATGGAAGACCTGAAGCACAAGGAGGTTATAATGATGACTTAGTTATGGCTTTTGGTATTGCTATGTATATTAGAGACACAGCACTTAAGTTTAGACAAAGAGGTATTGATATTACTAAAAATGCATTAACTAACATGTCAGTTAATAGAACTCCTTATCAAGGTGGTTATGGTCAAAATCAATACCATAAAAATCCATATGAACAAAAAGTGGGTGATAATAAAGAAGACATTAGATGGCTCTTCTAAATCATATTTATAATAATAACAATAAATTATGGCTGATAAAAGCGTATTTTCAAGATTAAAAAGATTATTTTCTACTGATGTAATTATTAGAAATGTTGGGGGTAATCAAGTAAAAGTAATAGACAGTGGAAAAATTCAAGCTACTGGAGAAATTGCTACTAATTCATTAATAGATAGATATAATAGAATTTATTCTACTAGCCCTACTTCCTTATATGGGGCACAATTTAATATCAATTATCAATATTTAAGACCTCAATTATACTCAGAATATGATTTAATGGATCAGGATGCCATAATAGCTTCTGCTCTTGATGTTTTATCCGATGAATCTACCCTTAAAAATGATATGGGTGAAGTAATTCAAATTAGGAGTGCTAATGAGGATATTCAAAAAATATTATACAATTTATTTTATGATGTTTTAAATATTGAATTTAATCTTTGGATGTGGATTCGTCAAATGTGTAAATATGGTGATTTTTTCCTTAAGTTGGAAATAGCAGAAAAATATGGTGTATATAATGTTATACCTTACACTGCTTACCATATTGAAAGACAAGAAGCATTTAACCCAGATAACCCTGCTGAAGTAAGATTTAGATATGCCCCAGATGGCTATGATAATCTAAGTTCAGGTATGTATCCAGTACCGGGCCATTCTTCGGGTAATTTGGAAAATGAAACAGGGATCTTTTTTGACAATTATGAAATGGCTCATTTTAGACTTATTTCTGATGTTAATTATCTTCCTTATGGTAGAGCATATATTGAACCAGCTCGTAAATTATACAAACAATATGTGTTAATGGAAGACGCAATGTTAATTCATAGAATTGCTCGTGCACCAGAAAAACGTATTTTCTATATGAATGTAGGTTCTATTCCTCCAAATGAAATAGAAACATTTATGCAAAAAACTATTTCACAACTAAAAAGAACTCCATTCCAAGATAATAAAACAGGTGAATACAATTTAAAGTATAACATGCAAAACATGTTAGAAGATTTTTATATACCAATTAGAGGTAATGATGCAACAACTAAAATTGAAACAACACCAGGACTACAGTATGATGGTATTCAAGATGTAGAATATTTAAGAGGTAAATTATTTGCTGCACTTAAAATTCCTAAAGCATTCTTGGGTTATGAAGAAGGTGTAGAAGGAAAAGCTACATTAGCTCAACAAGATATTAGATTTGCTCGTACAATTGAAAGAATTCAAAGAATAGTACTATCAGAATTAAATAAAATTGCGTTAGTTCACTTATATACACAAGGGTATACTGATGAAACACTAACTAATTTTACTTTACAAATGGCTAGCCCATCTATTATTCTAGAACAAGAAAAAATAGAATTACTTAAGTCTAAAACAGAATTATCAGGGCAAATGTTAGAACAAGGCTTAGTACCATCTGATTGGATTTATGATAATGTTTATCACTTTAGTGAAGATCAATATGATGAATATAGAGATTTATCTAGAGAAGATGCTAAACGTAAATTTAGATTAGCACAAATTGAGGCAGAAGGTAATGACCCAGTCCAAACAGGTAAATCTTATGGTACACCTCATGATTTAGCTTCATTATACGGTAAGGGAAGAATGTACACTGATCCAGGTAATGTACCTGAAAAAGATAAGTATGCAGCTGATGATCCTAAGTTAGGTAGACCACAAGTTACTAATACTAAAAGAAATAAACAAGATAGTAATTTTGGGAAAGATAGATTAGGTGTTAAACGTATGAAAGATAAAGATAAAAATGATTCGGATAGTATTAGAAATAACTTTAAGGGTGGAAGCCCTATGGCATTAGAATCAGCTAAAACTACATATTTGAAAAATAAAGATATGTTTAAAAAGTTAGATAGAAAAAAATTAATATTTGAAGAGGATAAGGATGATACCTCGTTATTAGATGAAAATCAATTAAAGAAGTAAATTCTTTTTAATATTTATAAATAAATATATTTTTTGATGAAAATAAAGCACTCAAAGTACAAAAATACAGGGATATTATTTGAACTGTTAGTACGACAAATTACGGCTGATACACTAAAAGGTGTAAATTCTCCGGCTATTGATATACTAAAAGAACATTTTGTTAAAACAAGTTTAGGTAGAGAATATAAGCTGTATGAATCTATTTTAAAATCAAAAGTAGTCTCAGAAGGTAGAGCTACTTTAGTTATAGATACTTTACTAGAAGCATCTACTAAGTTTAATAGAAAATCACTAAAAAAACAAAAATATAATTTGATTAATGAAATTAAAAAACATTATGATTTAGAATCTTTTTTTGGTTCTAAAGTATCAAATTATAAAGAGTTAGCCGCTTTATATACATTAATTGAAAGTATTAATTCTAAAAAAATATCTAATCCTAAACAATTAGTTGATAATAAAATTACTTTATTAGAGCATTTAACCAAAAAAGAAATTAAAGAAAATTCTAAACAAACAATAATGGATGAATTTTCTTCTTATGATAAAGATGTAAGGACACTTACATACAAAGTGCTATTAGAAAAATTTAATAGTAAATATGATGTCTTAACTAATGACCAAAAACAAGTACTTAAAGAATATATTAATTCAGTAGAATCAACTCCTGATTTAAGAAATTTTTACAATACTAAAATTAATGAGTTAAAAGCTACTTTAGAAAAAGAAAATAAAAAAGTAAAAGATAAAGCTACTCAAATTAAAATAACCGAAGTAGCTAAATATCTAACTGAATTAGACAAAACTGATAAAGTTGGTGACGATAATTTAGTTGATTTGTTACGTTATTATCAATTAGTAAACGAAATACAAGTAGCAAATGGCATTCAAGTATAAACTTAAGGAACAGGAAAAGCGTAATATCTTAAAACCTAAAGATGTATCTCCTACTTTATTAAAACGTATAGAGGATTTATATGGTCCTATTGACACTCAAAGAGACTTTTTTGATGCTGAATTAGAGACTTACTATAAAACAAGTAGCATAAATAAAGAAACAGGTACAGTAGGTCATAAAGTAATTCCTTTAGCTAGTTTTGAAGAATCATTAAGAAAAATTACTGAAGCTTATGAAGCTTTAAAAGATTTATTAAAGGCAGATGAAGCTAAAAATGATTCAAACATCCAGGAGGTAGCTAGAGATATTAAAGAAGCATTAAATAAATATAGAGCACACCTAAGAAAATTCTACCCAGAACAATATAGACAAGCAGTATCCAGAATGAATGAGGAACTAGAAGAAATATCAACTTCAGGTGCGGCTGGTGCTTATAATACTCCTTATGCTTTTGTTAGAAAACCTTTAAGACCTAAAGGTAAAAAGAAAAAAAATAAATATAAATATAAAATGAAAATGCCATCTGGTATGGTAAGTTCTTTAGGTTATACAATGACTGAAGCAATGGATGGAGGTCAATTATTTGACTACTTTGCTAAAAAAGGATATAAAGTAACTGAACGTAGACCAGATGGAAATGAAGCTGGATTTGAGGGTTATATGGTAAGCATAGGAAATGAAAAAGCCCCTCAATCAGTAATATTCCAATATGATAAAGATGTTGATCAATTTATGATTAGTAGAATAGGTGGTTATAGAATAGATCAAGATCAAGCTGCTAAAGCAGGAATGAGAGAAATGGGCATGTCTTCAGTAGTAGGAAGAGATTCTTATATAACAGATGGAAATTATACCCCAGTAGACATTTCAGTTGAAGGTTTAAAGGACATAGTTGACCATGTAATGACTGGTTTAGAAAGAGAAAGAAAAGCTCAAGCAGATTTTTATGCTGCTAGAGGACGTACTTCAGGTACTATAGATGAAAATATTGATTATGATGAAGCTTTAACATTAAGAGGAATGTTAGCTGATTTAAAAAAGGAAAGAGAGCAATTATTTAGAGATATGGAGCAAGAAGCTGAACCAGAAGGAGGGCCAATTGCAGATAGATATGGTAATGAATTAAATAGAATTGAAGACCGTATCTATAAAATTTCTAAACAACTTCGTGATTATGATATGAATGAAGGAGAACAATTAGACGAAAAGAAAAAAGCTAAGAAAAAGAAAAAAGATCCACCAATTGGAAAACCTAAAAGAGGTGGTTCTAAAGCATATTATGTTTATGTTAGAGATCCTAAAACTAAAAGAATTAAAAAAGTATCATTTGGTTCAGGTGGATTAAGAGCCAAAATTAATAACCCTAAAGCACGTAGAGCATTTGCTGCAAGGCATAAATGTTCCCAAAAGAATGATAGAACAAAAGCTTCATATTGGAGCTGTAGATTGCCCCGATATGCTAAATCATTAGGTCTAGGTGCTAATAAAAATACATTCTGGTAAAATGGCAACCTATACTGATTACACATATAAAGGATATCATGTAAGACATTTTCCTCATGATACAGAAAGTGCTGAGTTAGTTTGGCATCGTGACAGAAGAGATAGACATATTACTCCAATTGGTAAAACAGATTGGCAAATTCAATTTGATAATGAGTTGCCTAAGCCAATAGATGATTGTATCTTTATAAAAGAAGGAGTATGGCATCGTGTTATTAAAGGAACAGGATGTTTAAAAATATTAATTAATGAGTACTAAAGTTATATAAATGGAAAATTTTAATTCAGTATTATTAAAAATAATTACCTATTTTACCTCTGAATCTGTAGAGGATAAATACGCTC